GTTAGGTTCATAACCAATACCTTACAAAGAAAGAGGCACTAAACTTCAATTTAGGCCTCTTTCTCATTAGTCATCATGCCAGGAAACCGTTTCCGGACAAAGATTTTGCATTTTCTTCAAGGGTCATTCTGTCATATCTGTCGAAGCAGGCGGTTGATTTGTGCCCTGTGCATTTACGGGTTTTCGCGCTTGGTACATTGTTCTTGTTCATATTGGTGATGAAGGTCCTGCGGGCCGTATGGGAGGATATCATTTCGTATTTGGGCCTTTTAACCACTACGATTTCCCCGGCACGTTCTTCCTCGTAAACAATAATCTCATCGATGCCTATTTTCTTACAGACACCTTTAATGGCTTTGTCAAAATATTGGATGCAACGGGCTCTGGGCATCTTCCCGCCGTATTTCGCGAATATCTCCTTCACATACTCCGTCAGAGGGACAACCGCTTTGTTTTTCGTCTTCTTCTGGATGATGTGGATATGATCCCCCTTGATGTTGTCCGAAGACAAACGGGAATAGTCGGAATATCTTTGGCCGGTCATGCATCCTACGATGAAGATATCCCGAATCTCTTCTTCCCAGGGCAATAGTTCTGTATAGTAATAGATGCGGGCAATTTCCTTTTCGGTAAGGTATACGAATGTGGATTCGTTTTCCCGGACTTTTACCTCGGAGTAAGAGTCATCAACGGCCCAGCCTTTTAAATACGCCTTTTTTAGAAGATATTTAAATCTGGTTATCATGCTTTTGATCGTGGAGAGTTTCAGCCCTTTGTCGATGTGCAAATATTGGATGAAATCATCCAGTTCTTCACGACCGATCTGACTTGTTGTAAAAGTGCGGCCAATGACGTGTTGATAATTTTGAAAATGCGTGAGAAGGTTCCTGTAAAGATGGGACATGCTGCCTCGCTTGTGTATTTGGGCGAAAAGAGTCGCGAATTCCAAAAAATCACATGATGGCAGGTTCCTGAAATACTCGCTTTGCAAACGTGCAGCGTTACAACTTGAAAGGCTAATTTGAAGTGCTTCCATAATGGTAATTTTGTTTCTTTCATAGAATAGCACTACTTTTGTAGTGTTTTTATCAGAGATAGCGATAACTCGCTGTCGAGAGTTTACAGACTCCGCTCGGTGCCATCCGGGCGGAGTCGCCGTTCTATTCAACTAATGTTTTTTTCGTGATTTGAGCTATTCCGACTCAGTTTTTTAATCTTGAATTGTTTCTATCGCTTTGAATATCTCATACATCACCTGTGGGACTATAGCGTTTCCGTACCCTTTGATTGATCCGGTACACCACGCTGTGAGAGAAATGGTAAGGCACACCACATCAAAGGGAAGCCCATCATTTCCTCGACAAACAGGGGATTGAGTCGGGAAGTTGGACCAAGTTCTCTCGCAATATAGGTTTGCAGGTTCGGTGAACCCGTTCCATGTTCGCATGGAGTCTTCCAGCTGTTCGCTGTGGGTGTAGGTAACATTCCGTTCATTGCCAATGCTGTCAATGCTGTTCCCATTTGACTTTTTGGATTGTATTTCTTGCTGTACTTGTCCGCTTCCCGCGCATTTGGAGTCGGCAATAGTCCTTTTTTTGCCAATTCGTTTAGCGTTACACCGAACCCATTCCCATTCCCTTTCTTTTGTCTGACTTTTTCCCGTCTGGCATTCAACTTCTTCATATCCTGATCGGCCGGCATCATGGCCGTTGGTGTCGGAAGTAATTTCAGATCGATAAACTCCGTCTTCCCCTTTTCGTTGCAGACTTTCAGTCCCTGCGTCTGCACAGTAGGCAATAAAGAAGATTCTGTCCCGACGGTGCGGCGCTTCGACGGCACAAGCCGGAATAACAATCGGCTGGATGGAATATCCTTCTTGCTCAAGATCACGGCAGACGGTTTCAACGATGTATTCTTGTTCGAGTAACGTTTCTTTGTCAGACGCTTCAAATAAAGAGGCTTGACTTTCCACTGTAACTTCACTGCCGGGTTGTACCATGCTGATGATTCCACCAACGTTTTCACCAATAACCCAAGTGGGTCGTATCTCTCGTATTGCGCGAAGCATTTCCGGCCAGAGGTAGCGGTCGTCCTCCTGTCCTTTTCGCTGTCCAGCGACACTGAAGGGCTGACAGGGGAACCCTCCGGTGAGAACATCGATCTTTCCCCGCCAAAATTTGAAGTCTGTTTCTTTAATGTTTCCATATCCTTTTGATTTCGGGAACCAGTAACTTAGTACAGTCCGAGGAAAGTTATCTATCTCACACCAGAAGGCATTATCCCAACCCATCCACTCAGCGGCAAGATCGGCAGCTCCGAAACCAGAGAATAGAGAGGCGTGTACTTTTCCCATTTGATTCAGATTTTAATAAATCATATAGCTCTTTCGCTCTGGAATATGTGTCAAATCCTTTCACATTCCGCCATTTTCCGGAGAGAAAACCATTCTCATATACTTGTACCCAGTAAACTGTTATGGGGATACAGCCGTTATAAGCATCGCCTCGAATTATTCTGTATCGCTTCATGTCTTTTTAAAATTGAATTTTTAATTGCTTCTTGTTAGCCAGGTAAACGGCTTTACTTATCCCAGAACACCACCAGTTAAAGGCATCTTCGGCAGAGTCGAACTCTAAGTACTTTCCATATAAAGTTCGTAGCTTTTCGATTGTATTGATATATGCTCGGCGGTGCAATGGGAACATACGTAGCTCAGAACGCTGGCTTTTACAATTCATAGGGCAGCCTATACAACCTATACGGTCCATTATTTTGTAAAGGGAACAAACGGGAATATTCCTCATTTCTAAGAACTCAAAAACTTCATTTGTTGTCCAATCAAGAATAATAGAAAGTAAAGGTTTATCACACCCCAGCTTACAATCAGAAGTAAATTCTTTGCGTTTTGCCCTACGTACGCTTTCTTCCTTCCTAATGCCGATTAACACAAGCTCATTCAATCCTCTACGTTCCTTAATTACTTCACAACAGTAACGACGGTTCCGAAGCGGTAACATTTTCTTTTTAAGAATAAGCTGGAACATCGTTTTCTCCGGATACAGCCAGGTTACATCGGGATAATTTGACCGGATGAACCGAAGTAGTTCCGGAGGATCAACAGACGTTTTGTAGAAGTATGCTTTAAATTTTACCCCGGCCATTCGGCAAAGCTCATAGATTACCTGTGAGTCTTTGCCACCAGAGAAAGCCACATGAAAACCATTTGGAGAATATTTCAAAGCCAGTTTTTCGTATTTCCGTAGAGTTTCAATAGCCTTATCTATTTTGCTTTGCAACATGGTTCAATTCTTTTAATTGTGTTAATCAATTATCAAGATCTCTCTATACGAGATGTATATCTCTTGTGATACCGTATTTTCATCGTGACACCAACACAAATACCATTTGCGTTCATCACGAGAAACATACTGGGCCTTCCACATTTTACCGTTATACTTGCCGGTCGGTTCCGAGCCTGTATAATCCGGCAGCATCTCAAAATCCCGTCTATACATCATGGCATATTTGTCATCAAGTATCAGATTGTTTCTGTCCGGTTGTTTCCATACTTTTCCCCAGGGATGCGTTATAGGTGGGATAACGTTTTCATCTAATACAACTTTACGCATTTCCATATCTCAGCTATTTTTAGATATTAATTCCATAAATGTTATTGTCTTCTTTTGAGACATTATACCAATTCTCGCCTGTGGCAATACCGGCTATCCCTGTTCCTTTCAAATCATCTGTTCTATCTTTTATCGTCTCCATATTGATCTTTATCGTGGGATATGTTCCGGTATAAATCGTTGGAACCAACCTTATAGCTTGTACCTCGAAAATAGAAGGTAATCCTTCACATAGAAGATCGTCGGGAACAACGGCCATCATGATCATTTTTCCCCCTGGAGCCTTTTGGCATATCATATTGAAATACTCATTCTTCATGATTCACTTGTCTTTATATTTTAATATCAATTCGAATAAATATAATGCATTCCTGCTTCATATACCTTATGTACATCAGGGTCATTCTTGTCTTCCGGTTCCAATTCACTCTCTTCACAAGCATAATCCCATTCAGAGTTGTAGTACATATCCTCATTTGTTTTCTCCAAGGAGCAATCTTTCATCAAATTCATATCTTCTCCCCAAACTGCAACTTCTTGCTGTTGCTCTTCTTCTGTCATAAGGGATATTTTGTATTTTAATTCTTTCCAAGTCATAGCTTAAATTTTTTTTAATTTTTATCTTCTTTCTTGATCTTGATCTTAATCTTATCAATCATCCTTTGATATTTAGCGGCCACATAGTCACAGTGTATTGCCAAATTCCTGTCGCGCTCCTTTTCGAGGCGCTTTATTTCTTCTTCTATCCAATCTTTCATATTTCATCTTTTTTTGTCATTTTTCGCATGATTCAAACGCTTTTTCAAATACTTCCGCCCTAAGCATATTGTTTGCTATGGCCTGAAAAGCGTTTGCAATTTCTGGCAACTCATTCAAATTCACATGTATCTCTTTGGGGGTAAGTACCTCTGTAAGTTCCCTTGCAAAGTGCAGCATCTTATCCATGGTGAGATACTGAAGGGGATTGTAAGCCAGTGGGGCATATTTGCTTATGGCGGTAAAGAAATCCCGGATGGTAATTTGGGATGTCTGGCATAACATGTCCACCGTAGAGCAAATGGAAAGGGCTTTATTCAAATCTTCATGGCATCCGGCATTATGCAATGCCTGGCTGACGGTAAATCCATAGCGATCTATATGAGGCTTGATATCATCCTCCATGCTCTGCGTAATGAGGGCCATGGCTTCCGCGTTTACACCTGCGGTTCTGCATATTCTCCTGTTGTATGCGGCCATTTGGCGGTCCATGCTGTTGACCAGCATTTTGACCTTTTGGCGATAAAGTCCGCATCCCTTGATGTGATCGGAAAGCTGCATCTCGAAGTTATACACTTGGTCATTGACGAATAGGACGATATATGTCAGACTCGTAACAAGACCGCCGGTGTCCTTGTCTATTTCATCCCAACTGTTGTATTGTTTCATGGCAGTAGCTTCGCTTCTGTGCATCTTATCCATCTGTAGCCGGAAAACGAGATGCTGTTCGTCCTCCGGTCTATGTCCGCAATAACTCTTACTTTTCCCTTGTACAAGACTTTTGATCCGATCTTGCATTGGGTCCTGAATACATTGATTTTCATGATTGGTTCATTTATTTGCGTTGTGAAATAAATATAAAC